TTTTTCGTCAACAAATAATCCTAACACCCAATCAATTTGTGAAATGGCACCTTTCAACCCCATTAAAGTTGCTTCTAAATTTCCCAATGCATTTTTACCTTGAGTTATTTTTTGGGCAACATCATTATGTTGATTTTCTAATGCCTTTTTTCTTTGTTCAATTTCTGGTTTCATTATATTCTCCTTCTATACTCCACACAGACCTTCGCACTCATCTGCAAATTCTGGATCGAATGTTTCACCAAATAAATCTTGTTGTTTCTTTGGTTCTAAAAAATTAATTTCTCTTAGAGGTTTAGCTGACTTGTGTAAAAATAACTCAGAGTCAGTGTTCTTTAACCCATGTCTAATCTTATCATCAACTTCACATGCGTCCTCAAAATCTTTAGGATAATTTTTTTGCATATTCTTCCATTGATCATTATGATGGTAAGGGCACCCTATGCACGATGATTTACCAGGCATGGGGTGTTTCTTAATGTCACGGTACCACTGAAGACAATCCATACGGGACATTTTCATTTCTATTAAAGGCCAACGTGATGTTAACCATGGAAGTCTAGCATTCTTCATACGCATTGCTTCATCAGTAGATATACCAATCCATTGTTCAACTAACTGTCCTTTTTTAACGCGGTGTCTTGGTTTAATGCCAAGAAGTTCTCTCATTTTCTTTTGAATGGGAATTACTTTATAATCATGTGTACACTGACGATAAAGCATTCCCACTTTTCCACCATTAGGACGTGCCGCAAATAAAGGTGGATTTGGGACACGACCAGCAAACGATTTATGTTCCTCATTTGACCCTGGAATTGGGTTCGCTGCACGGATAAGATCCTCACGGATATTACCACGTTCTACAGTAATGAGTGGACAGATCGTTATTGCTTTCTTTAAATATTCCACATGCTCGTAGACAAAAGATGGTTCCCATCCCGTATCGGCAAATATCATGTAGTCTGGTTTATGTTTCGTTAATCCTTCTTGCGCCATGAGTGCCAAACAGGAAGACTGTACCCCTGCCCCGAGTGATAAAACGCGCATGGTTGGCTCTCTTTTGTTTCCTTCTTCATCAAAATATTCCGGCTCTTTCGTGGCAGCAACCGCCGCCATATTGTTGAGCTTTTTTCGGTCAATCTTTGTAGACATTTGTTCAAGTACTTTTCTTCTCTCATACTCCATCTGCTCCGGATTTATAGCAAAACTATTCTTTTTGTTTTCCATCCTTTTTTTTCTTGTTTCTTTATCTATGCTCATTTTGCATTACCCCAATTATCTTTTATCTTATATTCAACCTTAGATGGTACTTCCAAATCTATACAATTTTCCATTATATCTTTAACATCCTCACCCTCTTTATCAGACTTTACACTACAGTTCAACTCATCGTGCATTTGTAGAAGTGGTGTAATACCTAGTTTTTCATAAACATCAACCATAGCCTTCTTTGTTTGATCTGCAGCTGATCCTTGGATTAATCTATTAAGTGCTTTATATGTACCAGCTCTCTTTACATTACCGTATTCTGCTTCTGCTTGTTTCAGCGGCATTGCTTTATAAAATTTATTAGGCTCATACCAGTTAGGTTCGTATAGATCAAAACGACATTTACGGCCCAATAAGGTTCTAACGGTTCCTACTTGATTAGCTCTGTTCATAACAGCTTCAAGCATTCCTTGCATGAAAGGAACCTTAATTCTAAACTCCTTCAACATCGCTTTAGCTTCTAGAGGAGTAATGTCCAAATCAACTGCCATCTTTTTATAACCCATGCCATACATAACCCCAAGACCAATTGTCTTTGCCAACCGTCTAGGTATATCTGCCATATCTGCTGTTTGTTGATGGAAATCTAAACCTTTTACAAAAGCATTTTTTACTGTTTCTGCTCCCTCATTCCCATTTAAGACAGCAAAATGTGTTAATAATCTAGGTTCTTGTTGAGAATAATCAGCTGAGAACCATGACTCACCTATTTCTGGTAAAAATATTTTTCTTACTTCTGACCCAAACTCACTTCTAATAGGCATCTGTTGTAAATTAGGAGCATACATAGAAAATCTTCCTGTTACTGTTCCACCTGAATCACCACGAATTTGATTAACGTGTGCGTGCAACCTACCGTTATGAATATATCTTGATATTCCATCTATGAAAGTCCCTTGTAACTTATTTAAAACCCTTGCTTTTGTCACCATTCTAGGCAGTTCATGCTTATGCGTCTCTAAGAAAGTTTGAGTAAAACTTGGAGCCCCTAAAGCAGTATGAGGATATTCTAGATTAACTCTATCAAATGCATCAGCTACTGATCGTGCTGACCACAGCTGCACTTCCCCTCCTGTTAGGTCTTTCATTCTTTTTAAATACTTTTTCTCTTTAATATTTAATTTCTTTTTAAGGCCATGGGCCTTTTCCATATCAATTCTAATACCACGCTTAGTCATATTAAATATAACTCTTATTAGCCTGCACTCTAGATCGTATACACCTTCTAGTGCATCCTTCTCTATTTCTACCATAAGTCTTTCATGAAGTTTGTAGGTTAACAGCGCATCTGCTTCCGCATATTCACCCACAAATGATGCATGCATCTTGTACATATCAGCTTTAGGATCAAGTCCAAGTTCTTCAGCTTTAGCTTTAAGAACCTTCTCATCTTTATATTCTCCCAGGTAATCAATACACATTTGATTTAAGGTGTAAGAATACCTATTCTCGTTTAGCAAAGCGGATGCAATCATAGTATCATGCAGGTATCCTTTAACTTCTATTCCTAGAGTAGATAACCACCCAATGTCATATTGCGCATTGTGAAATACTTTTTGAATAGATTCGTCTTCACACACCTCTCTAATGTAATTTATGATAATATCTTTATCCATGTTGCCCCCACCTTCATGACCAATGGGATAATATGCCGTGAAGTCACCACTAGATATAGCAATACCTATAACATCTCCAATTTTCCTAGGCCATCCTGGGCCCATTTTCTTCAGTTCTGTATCACATGTCTCTAAGTCTATTGCCACAACTTGTCTTCCCTTCATAGAAGGTGTTTTTGTGGGCTGTAACCATTCTGATTTAACTTCGTTTTGATTAAAAAGATCCACTGTCACCTATCTCTCCTGCTATCGCTGCATAACCCACCATATCAATGAAGTTATCCAAGTTAAATTTTTCACCTTGCGTGTGCCTTGATACCTTTAATAATATCATCATAATTGCTACATCATCAGCTGTAATACTAGCCATTGGTTGTAACTTTTTATCCAGAAATATATTCCAGAACTCTGCAATTTCTGCATGGTTCTTGAATGCATCTCCGTGTGTCTCATTTCTAGTTTTGGAAATAAGTTGATTAGCTTTCACTAATATTTCTTCTTTACTCATACTCATATGCTAAATCCTCTCTCTTGTTGGGGGTTAATTATATGTAGTGATTGTTTCGCACGAGTTGCACCTACATAAAATACTCTGTTAGTATCGTCAGAATCTATTTCCATCTCTTCTTTATTGGCACGTGATAAGTCTGTCATCAACATAACATTGTCACACTCACCACCTTTAGCCATGTGTATTGTACTTAAATTTATTTTAGGCTCAACACCTAATCCACCGTGTTTTTCTAATGACATTATATATGATTTATCTGTCTCTCCTATAGTGTTAAAAGCCACATCCCAAGGAACTCCTGTGTTCATCAAACCATGATGCATTACTAAAGACTCTGAATTATATACTTGTCCTTCTTCTAGTGTTTTTAAACCCTTAAAACCTCTTTGTACTCCAATACCACTTTTTAAATTTGCATAAATTGCTGCTACATCACTATATGATATATCTTCAAACTCATTTAATCTTTTCCATGCATCCACCGCTTTAATTAAATCCTGCTTTATTGGTGACTTACCATATATAGTATATGGTAATCCTTGATAACGTAGATCCTCTTCAATATCGTTTAGCATATAATTACAAGTAGCTAATGCAAGCCAATTACCCTCGCGCATATCAACTCCGCCAGGATAAGCATGAAATCTAACTTCACCTTCCACATCACGTGGGTTCCATTCTTTCTCTCTTCTTTTCCCGATTCTTGTAACTATATCATGTGCTACTTTATGAACTTCTACAGGACATCTGTAAGATTGTTTTAAAACTTCCACTTTTCCTGGCATATTAATTAAATGTTCTATGTCTGCTCCGGCCCATCTAAATATAGCTTGATCATCATCACCACTTATGTAAACTCTTTTAGCATCCTTCCATATTTTCCCACACATATCCCATTGTAATTTAGTTAAATCTTGTGCTTCATCCACTATAACTACATCTAGTGCCGGTGTAGGACCAAACGCTACATATTGTGTTAACATATCTGTAAAATCAAATTTGTTATATGTTTGTTTATAATCTTCAAATGAACGATAAGCCCATATTAATTCACTCCAGGCATATGATAAATTAGATATGTTATAGTATTCTTGTAATTCAAGACACTGCATTTTAGATTTATTTATATCTCTTAAATATTTATTATCAGTATTCACGACACCATTATCTTCCCAATCAGCTGTAACTCTTCTAAGATCTACACCGTATTTATCAGAAAATTCTGCATAATCTCTTGGGTCCATAATCTCTGCTTTAGTAAAACCCATTTGTCTTTTACCAAATGCATGCAGTGTACAGAAGTAAGGAAAGTCGTTATCAGTTAAATTAAATTTAGCTTTAGCTCTATCACGCGCCTCGTTAGTGGCTTTTGTTGTAAAGCTTACAAATGCAATCCTATCCGGTGGAGTACCGTTTTTTAGTTCCCGATCCACTACCCTCAGTAGATTCTCCGTCTTACCTGTGCCTGGAGGTCCTAGTATTATATTAACATTAGGCATTGCGCTCCTCCCATACTTTCAATATTTTTTTACAATCATCAATAGTAACCCCAGCTTTTCTGTCGTTAAATTCCCACGAGCAAAACACTATGTTATCTTCCTGGTATGGTAAATTTGCATCAATACGATCCATTGATATATTTGTTTTTGTAGTTCCAGTATATCCTTTTCCCTTGCTTTTTTTGGTTGTAAGCTCAACTCCCGTGTATATGCAATAAGGACCGCCAAGAAGTTTCTTTTGCTTTTCCCACATTTCCAAAAGATGATCCCTTCCTCTTATGCCATTGTTAACCTTTAATGTTCTGTTACTATTTCTATGATAATAAGAATTTTTATCACACCTCTTCTTTAGACCATTCCATAATTCGGCAAAAAATCCTTTTTCAGAATTATAATATTTTTCATCCCATACAGGTCTCATTTTTTTAATATATGCTAAAGATTCTTTAGAACGGTGTT